TAACAGCCAAAGAGTATTATCAATACTGTAGAAATGATTGTTGCAAACAATGGTGTTTGCAATGGCTAATTTTAAAGGAGGCTGATTATGACTACGCATTTTACTTCGGGTGTAACCAACGTAGGTACTGATAGTACACTTGGTAAATTAAAAGCACCTGCACCGCATAAGTATCATCAATACTTCAATGATTTTGATACTTATTTGGCGTCCGACTGGACGATCACAACAACTGAGGATGGGACTGGATCTGCGTCTGAGGCACTAGCCGATGGCGACGGTGGGGTTTTGTTAGTAACAAACGCTGCTGGCGATAACGACCATGACTTTTTTCAGCTTGTAAAAGAGGGTTTTAAATTTGAATCTGGAAAACAAATTGGTTTTCACGTTAGATTTAAAACAAACGACGCCACTCAGACTGATATTGTTGCTGGTTTACAGCTAACTGACACGTCACCGTTAGATGTGACAGATGGTATTTTCTTTTTAAAATCAGATGGAGCTGCAACAATTAGCTTTATCGTAGAAAAAGACAGCACACAATCTACACTAACATTACCAAACTCTTTGGCAGATGATACATTTATGACACTAGGTTTCATTTACGACCCTAAAGATCAGAAGTTTCATGTGTTTCAGAACAATGTTTTAGCAGGCACAGTTGTTAGCACTAACGCACCAGATGATGAAGAGCTTACGCTTTCATTTGGTATACAAAACGGTGCTGCTGCTGCAAAAACATTAAGTGTTGACTATGTTGGTGCTTATAAAGAACGAACAGCAGTCACAGAACTATAAGGAGTAAATAATGGCTGATACAGTAACCTCACAAACCATACAAGATGGTGAGAGGCTTGCCATTCTTAAATTTACTAACGAATCCGACGGCACAGGCGAATCTTCTGTCAAAAAAGTTGATGTATCAGCTTTACAAGCTGACAGCAAAGGTAGAGCTTGTTCCTCTGTTTCTATATCGAGAATATATTGGGCCTGTAGAGGCATGGGCGTAGACATTGAGTTTGACGCAACAACCAATGTATTAGCAATATGTTTGCCAGCTGACAGCACTGGTGACGAATACTACGATTTATTCACAGGTATTCCAAACAATGCTGGTTCTGGCGTTACGGGAGATATAGACTTTACAACCGTTGGACATAGTAATGGTGACGCTTACTCAATAATATTGGTTGTAACTAAAAATTACAGCTAATGGCAACCACAAAGGATGCAAAAAGACTCCCTAGCGGTAGGATTTCTTACCGTGGGGAGACTTTTCCTGGTTATAACAAACAAAAAAGAACACCAGGCAAAAACAAAAAATTTGCTGTTCTAGCAAAAAAGGGAGATCAAATCAAAATAGTAAGATATGGAGACCCTAATTTAAGTATTAAAAAAGATCAACCAGCCAGACGTAAAAGTTTTAGAGCTAGGCACAACTGCGACGCTGTGCAAAAGAAAAAAGACGTGTTTACAGCTGGTTATTGGTCATGTAAAAATTGGTAAATAATTATGGCAAAACAAAAAATAAACAAGGTCGTTAGACAACTTAAAAAAGCAAGCAAAACACATGCTGGGCAAGCAAAAACCCTTGAGTCTATTAAGATGAAAAAAGGTGGTGGTGCATCGAAAATACCATCTAATGTAGCAAATCCGTCACTTTATAGAAAAGCAAAAGCGAAAGCAAAAGCAAAATTTGACGTTTACCCAAGCGCGTATGCAAATGCTTACATGGTTTCTCAGTATAAAAAAATGGGTGGTAAGTACAAAGGCTCAAAAAAGGCTGTTGGTGGAGAGGTCAATGGTAAAAACCTAAAACCAATACCAGCAGAAAACAAAGGCTTGCCAAAACTACCAAAAAAAGTAAGAAACAAAATGGGTTTTATGCGTAACGGTGGTGCTATAACTATGATTCAAGACCGTGGATGTGGAGCCATGATGGATTCTAAACGTAAAAAAACGAGAGTGCCGAGAAGCTAATGGTAGCAAAAGCTAGCACCATAAGGCGAAAGCTAAGACAAGGCAAAAAACTTGGTTTTAGTGAACGTGCCTCGGCAAAAGCCAGAGGACTTATAAAACGAGCAGATGGTACTAAACGCAAAAGTGCAAAGTACAAAAGAAAAAAATGAAGAAAAAAAAAGATCCAAAAGTAGGTACAGGTAAAAAACCCAAGGGTAGCGGTAGACGTTTATACACGGACGAGAACCCAAAAGATACAGTTAGCATAAAGTTTGCAACTATGAAGGATGCTAATGCAACGGTGAACAAAGTTAAAAGAATTAAGAAACCTTTTGCTAGAAAAATACAAATACTAACTGTTGGTGAGCAAAGAGCTAAAGTTATGGGTAAAACTGGTATAGCCAACGTATTTAAACGTGGTAAAGATCAAATTAGGAAAGCGCATGGCAAAAAGTAAAGGCGGACTAACAGAATGGTTTAAACAAGATTGGGTGGATATAGGCGCACCTAAAAAGGGTGGTGGCTATGCAAAGTGCGGTAGAAGTAAATTAGAAAAAGATCGTAAAAGAAAATACCCAAAATGCGTGCCAGCTGCAAAAGCTGCTCGTATGTCTAAATCACAAATAAAATCAGCAGTGCGACGAAAACGTGCAAAAAAACAAGGGGTTGGTGGTAAGCCAACAAATGTAAAAACTTTTGCGGCGAAAGGTGGTATGATAACCAATAGACCAAGCATGGGATTGTTTGGAAGGAGATAAAAATGAAAGGTACTAAATATAAAGCTGGTGGCGGCGCTAATAAAAACGTCAAGTATAGATCTGTTGGCGGTGGTATGAAAAGCACTAAAGGTATGCCTATGGGTGGAGCTATGAGAGGCCCAAAAGGTTTTACAAAAGGTGGTGCTGCATTAAGAAGTGAAATGCAAGCTAATCCAGGTATGGGTAACATGCCAAAATCAGTTATGTCAGCGCTCATGGGTGCTGGAACTAGAGCTCAAGGTCAAGCTAATATGTTAAGACAACCTAAAGGTATGAGTAAAGGTGGTGGCATGAAAACTACTAAATATCGTGCTGGCGGTGGAGCTAACAAAAGCACAAAAGGTAGGTCTACAGGCGGTGGCATGTCTAACCTAGCCAAAGGTATTAAAAATATAGGCAAGTAAACATTAATTAAATAAGGTGGCGTATTTAATATCAAATATCCCGCAGTTTAAATGCTGGGTAAGAAAAGAGTTTACAACTAATCATCAACATGGGCATGGTGAGTACCTTCATGCTCTTGCTTTTGCAGTCAACACAATTCCAGATAGATCTCTGTCCTTTCAAGTAGTTTTTACGGGCTGTGAAACAGATTTTGAAGGTTATCCAGATGAAAACGTACATGGTGGAGCAATGTGGGCCCGTATGCCAATACAAGCTCTAGTAGGTGATATACCGTTAGCTGAATGGCCAAAACCCATGGAGGATCATTTAGCACAACCTTGGGACTGCCTTAGTCATCATCATAGCGTGGTTACTATGGATCGGGTAAGCTCAAGTCCTTGGTTTTGTAAAATAGATGGCGAGTTCTATATGGGCAAATACATGTTTACGGTAGACTACACTGAACACTCAATAGCAGATGATCCTGCACAACACAAACAAAGTCACGTTCTTTATTTAACAGACGCAGGTGAATATACTGGTAACTTTGTTGCATTACCAAATAATAGAGTGAGAGCAACCAATCCAGCCTTATGGAGAACAGGTGAAGGAGCTCCAGATTTTTCACCTAGTCAGTGGGTGCACTCTGCTGAGGCACATGAAAGTTACACAGATCCGACCATAACATTTGACAATTTATATGCACCAGAGGAAGATAGAGAATAATTATGGCATTATCTGGAAGTAAAGACTTTGAACTTGACGTAGCTGATTACGTCGAGGAGGCGTTCGAGCGTTGTGGGTTAGAGCTCAGAACTGGTTATGATCTCAAAAGTGCAACCAGGAGTCTTAATCTAATGTTAGCAGAGTGGGCAAACAGAGGCCTAAATCAATGGACAGTGCAAGAAAAAACACTAGACATGGTAAAAGATACAGCTACATATAACATAGACAGCACTAATGCCACAGCACCGATTGATGTGCTCGACGTATTTATTAGAGAAACAGTAGGTACTGAAACCACTGATTTACCGCTAACAAGATTAAGTAGAGCTGAGTATGCTCACATAACAACCAAATCTAGCACAGGAAAACCAAATCAATATTTTATAAACAAACAAACTACACCAACAATAAAAGTATGGCCTACCCCAGATAAATCTAGCACATACGTTGTGCACATGAATGTTTTAACAAGAATGGATGATGCAGATGCAGGTGCTAACACGCTGGATATGCCTTTTAGGTTTTATCCTTGTTTAGCTGCTGGTCTTGCTTATTACATATCTTTAAAAAGAGCGCCAGAGCGAACAGGTTTGCTTAAGGGTTTGTATGAAGAAGAGTTCCAAAGAGCTCTGTCTACTGACGAGGATAGAGCATCGTTTAACATCACACCTAATTTAAGGAGTTATAACAACGCATAATGGCTTTTGCATCTGGTAAAAATTCATACGGTATCTGCGATATATCTGGCTTTAGGTACAAGTTACGCGAAATGCGTAAAACTTGGGATGGCTTGTTAGTTGGCCCAGACCAATGGGACGCAAAACATCCTCAACTACAACCAAAACCATCCGCTGTGGACCCTCAAGCAGTAAAAGACCCTAGGCCAGATACAGCAGACGACAATTCAACTTTTTTGGTTTATACCAATGTTGGTGACGGAAAGTTAGGTAGTGTATTAACAACATTTTCTGTCAGCACTGGTGTTGGCGAGGT